ACACCAGAAGCAAAAAAAGTTAGAGAAAAAGAAGAAAGAGAAAGAGTATCTTCTGCAAATAGAAGAACTGGTAAATATGGATTGACTAAGAAACAAGCAGCAATAACTTATGCTATTGGATCTTATGGTCGTCTTGATTGATTAACCAAATAACATAGATTTGTAAGAGACTAATATCCTAAATAAAACAGGATACTCTTTCATAAGGAGGTTATTATGGAACTAGGTCTTATTTGGGCTTGGGTTTTAGCAAACGAAGCTGCACTAGCCACCATTTTTTTAATTATTTCTGAATTACTCGGTGCTTGGCCTAAAGTAAAATCAAATGGTCTTATTTCTTTCGTACTTATTCAAATAAAAGAACAATTGAAAAAAAGAGGAGCAAAAGATCCCACTCCTTGAGATTTTCAAGTAACTAAAAAATAAAAAGGAGACAAACTACCGTCTCCTTTTTTTATAAATATTTTTATACAAGAATTTACAGGTAAACCGAATGGCACTTTGGGGCAATAAAGATTTAGTCTATTCTGACGGAACTATTGCCGTCAATCTTGATACTAAAACTATTACAGGAAGTATTGGTGTTGTTACATTTACAACATCTGGTATTTCAACAGGTAATGTAGTTACAATTGGTGCTGGGGCAACTTATGGTTATGCGGTAATTACTGGATTTACTTCTACAACTATTTCAATTGCATCTACTGCTGGAATTGTAACTGGAATTACTACAGTTCCATCTACTACATATTTTGTTTCAGAAGAACCACTTTATACTGTTGTTGATTCAGTATATAGAGCACCCGAATCTAAGGAGATTGGTTTTTCCACAAGTCCAGTTTTCACTGGAGTATTTGGTGTAACTGCAGAAGAAGTTGGTGCTGCAGCAACAATTACTGTTGGAGGAAAAGCAGCAGCTTATGCAGTATCTCATTCTGGATGGGTTGGAATTATTACTTACATTGATACTCACGGAAATCTAAGAGTTAAGAGTGAGGTATTAGTTGCTGGTGGTATTGATTCTACTGTAGGAACTGATGCTGAAGATGATGCAGTGTTCCCAGACCCAACTATTACAATTGTAACTGATGTGATAGATGCAGTTGGAGTTGCAACTGATGGAAACGCAACATTTAGTGTTGTTGCTTCTGTCAATCCAACTTATTCTTCTCTCACATACCAATGGTATGAAGATACTACAGCACTCACTAATGGTGGAGATTATTCTGGTGCTACAACTTCAGTTCTTACCGTTGCAAATGACAGCGATAAGGATGATGGTAGAGAATATAAGGTTGTAATTGCTTCTGGTGACACATCAGTAACTTCTGGTGTAGGAACTATCACATACGCATAATAGTTTATGAGATTTGATGAATTGAATGAAGATAATTACTTATTATTTGCTATAAAATTCTATAATAATCCTCAGGCCATAACTATGGATGACTTTGAGACTGATTTGAAAAGAATTAGATATATTAAAAGATTATTGAAAAAATATAAAAATACTGGAGAATTAAAAATTCATTTGATTCTAAATCATTTAATTATTCTTTTTAATGTTTTTGATGACGCAACAGTACCTCTGCTGTTTTATAATTTAGAATCAGAACTTTGGCCAAGTATTAAAAGTTTTTTAATATTTTTAAATCGTTTTCCTGAATACCCAAAAACTCAACTACATGATATAGAAATAGATAATAACTGTCTTTTAAAATTACAGGAAATTTAATGGATAAGGTAGATAAACTGATTGAATTGGTTAGACTTCTTAAAGAAGAAGGAATGGGTGCCTCTGCGATTGGACCAACAAATAAAGTTGGTGATGGGGAAAAATCTCTTGGATATAATATTGACGGAACTCCACCAGTTTTTAAAAAGAAAAAGAAAAATATTTATCTTGGAATTGGTTCTCGTAAAAAATGGATGAAACCGAAATCATAAATAGTTACAAATTTGATTAAAAATTAGTTTTTCTGATAAGATAATATGGTAGGAGGTTTAAACACGGACAACTAATAAAAAATGTTTAACCAAAACACAGCTACAGACACTAAAATTGCTGTATTAGAAGAAAGGTTATCTTCGTATGAACTTATGATGAAAAAAATTGATGAGGCAATTCAACTTGTAGGGAAAGCAAATCAAAATATCAGTAAAATGCTTGCTGTTCATGATGAAAAAATAGGTCAGTGTGGAAAAACTGATGATTTGATTACTCGTATGATTGACGAATTAAAAAATGAAAATAGAGAACAACATGATTTAGTTAAAGAAAGAATTGATATGATGGAGATAGATATAAAAGAAATAGGTAAAATTAAGTGGATGACTGTTGGTTGTGGAGTTATTCTGGCAATTTTAACAACAGCATTTTCAACATTCGCAACTGGATGGTGGACTACAGCAGAAATGCGAATTGAACAGCAGCATTTAAGAAAAATAAGATAATAAATTGACAATTTGTTTGATGTCTGGTAGAATAAAAACCTTCGTTATTTTGTGAATGGATTTAGTTGATTCTAAGTATATCAGTTTAATTTCATCTCGTCTACAAAAATTCAAAAGAGTAAAATCGGATTTATATAACTTTCGTTGTCCAATTTGTGGAGACTCACAGAAAAACAAAAATAAGACAAGAGGGTACTTATATTCCATTAAAAATAATACAAATTTCAAGTGTCATAATTGTGGAGCAAGTTTATCATTTAATAACTTTTTGAAAGAACTAGACTCTACACTTCATAAACAATATACATTAGAGAAGTTTAAAGAGGGGTTTACTGGTAAAAACTTTGTTGTTGAAGAACCAAAGTTTGACTTTGTAAAACCAATTTTCAAAAAGAAATTAAATTTACCTAAGGCATCAGAAGTTCTGATTGCTAAAGATTATCTGGAAAAACGTAAACTTGATCCAGAAAAGTTTTACTTCGCTGACAGATTTAAAGAATGGACTAATTCACAAAAAGTTGTATTTGATAACATTACTAAAGATGAAAGTCGTATTATTATACCAATGTATGATACCGATTTTAATTTAATAGGATTTCAAGGAAGAGCACTCAGTTCATCTTCAAATAAATATATCACTGTCATGCTTATTGATGACAAACCAAAAATTTATGGACTTAATAAAATTGATAAAAGTAAATCAATTTATATCGTTGAAGGACCGTTTGACTCTGAATTCATTGAAAACTCTGTTGCTATGTGTGGGTCTGATATTGATATTGGGTCGTTTGATTGGGATGATTATATTTGGATATTTGATAATGAACCACGCAACAGAGAAAACATCAATAGAATTGAAAAAATCATTAATCGAGGTGAAAAAGTAGTAATATGGCCTTCCAATATTATTAAAAAAGATGTAAATGATTTAATTGTAGAAGGTATGAGTGAAAATGATTTAATGAATATTATAAAAAATAACACTTATTCAGGTTTAGAAGCAAAAGTAAAATTTAATCAATGGAAAAAAGTATGAGTAATGAAACAAAAGTAATTAAAAGAAGTGGAAATACGGAATCATTAGATTTAAATAAACTACATTTAATGGTTGAAGAAGCATGTAAAGATCTTTCTGGTGTTTCTGCTTCTCAGGTTGAAATGCAGTCCGGAATTCAATTTTATGATGGAATTACGACAGCAGAAATACAAGAAATTTTAATTCGTTCTGCATCTGATTTAATTAGTTTAGATCACCCAAATTATCAATATGTTGCTGCAAGATTACTTCTTTTTTCAATTCGTAAAAATTTATTTGGACTCATGCATGAGTGTCCAACTGTAATTGAGCAAGTTAGAAAATGTGTTCAATTGGGTGTTTATGATTCTGAAATTCTTGATTTGTATTCAGAAGATGATTTTCAAAAATTTGAATCATTTATTGATCATGATAGGGATTATATTTTTACTTATGCCGGTCTTAGGCAAGTAGTAGACAAGTATTTGGTTCAAGATAGAAGCACAGGAAAAATTTATGAAACTCCACAGTTTATGTATCTTTTGATTGCAGCAACTATTTTTTCCAAGTATCCAAAAGAAACAAGATTAGATTACGTTAAGAGGTATTATGACGCAATCTCAAAACATAAAATCAACATTCCCACACCTATCATGGCAGGAGTGCGAACTCCACTTCGACAATTTGCTAGCTGTGTTCTTGTTGATGTTGATGACACCCTCGATAGCATCTTTAGTTCTGATATGGCTATCGGCAGATATGTTGCACAAAGGGCGGGCATCGGCATCAACGCAGGCAGAATCCGGGGTATCAACTCTAAAATCAGAGGTGGAGAAGTTCAGCATACAGGTGTTATTCCTTTCCTCAAAAAATTTGAAGCAACTGTCCGATGCTGTACTCAAAATGGCATTAGAGGTGGATCAGCAACTGTCCACTTTCCAATCTGGCATCAAGAAATAGAGGACATTTTAGTATTAAAAAATAATAAGGGAACTGAAGATAATCGTGTTCGTAAGTTAGACTACTCTATTCAAATCTCAAAATTATTTTATGAGAGATTTATCCATAATGAAGAAATCACACTCTTCTCTCCACACACAGTTCCTGGTTTGTATGATGCTTTTGGTACTGATAGATTTGACGAGTTATATGTATCTTATGAACAAGATAACACTATTCCAAAAAAGGTTATTGGGGCTCAAAAATTATTTTTGGATCTTTTAAAAGAAAGAGCAGAAACTGGTCGCATTTATATTATGAATATTGACCATTGTAATTCTCATAGTTCTTTTAAAGAACAAATTACTATGTCAAATTTGTGTCAAGAAATAACTCTTAAAACAAATCCAATTCAACATATTGATGATGAAAATGGTGAAATTGCCACATGTATTCTTTCCGCAATTAATGTAGGAAAGATTAAATCAAATGATGATCTTGAACAACTTTGTGATCTTTCTGTTCGTTCTTTAGATGAACTCATTGATTACCAGGGTTATCCAGTTAAAGCTGCTGAAAATTTTACTAAAAATCGTAGAGCACTTGGAATTGGTTATATTGGATTGGCACATTATCTTGCAAAACATGGTGTAAAATATGAATCCCAAAGAGCATTTGAACTTGTTCATGATTTAACTGAATCTTTTCAGTATTATCTTATTTCTTCTTCCATAAATCTTGCAAAGGAAAAGGGGGCATGTAAACATTATCATCAAACAAAATATGCAGATGGAATATTACCTATAGATACTTATAAAAAAGATGTTGACAAAATAGTTTCAAATACTTTAAATTATGATTGGAATAGTCTTAGGCCATTACTTAAGCAATACGGTATTAGGAACTCAACATTGTCTGCACAGATGCCATCGGAGAGCAGTTCCGTTGTGTCAAATGAAACAAATGGAATTGAACCCCCACGTGGATATTTGTCCGTTAAGAAGTCGAAAAAAGGACCTCTTAAGCAGATTGTTCCCCAATATCAAACTCTTAAGAACAATTATACGCTTCTTTGGGATATGTCTGGGAATACTGGTTATATTAACATTGTTGCAGTAATGCAAAAATTCTTTGACCAAGCAATTTCTGGAAATTGGTCATATAATCCAGAGCATTATCCAGACAATGAAGTTCCTGTTTCTGTAATAGCACGTGATATGCTTTATTCATATTCTATGGGACATAAAACTGCTTATTATCATAATACTTATGATATTAAATCTGATGATGAAATAGCAGAAGATTCATCAAAACAAGAACTTGATATTCTTATAAATGAAATTATGAATTCCGAAGAAAGTTCTTGTGAAAGTTGCACAATTTAATTAAGGAAAAAATATGGAGTTTATTACCTCAGTAAAATCAGAGAAAAAAATGTTCGATTCTATTACAGTTTTTAATTCAGAAGAAGTTGATCGTAAAAAACAATCTATGTTTTTGGGTCAACCTTTAGGTCTACAAAGATATGATTCTTATAAGTATCCAGTTTTTGATAAACTTACTCAACAACAATTGAGTTATTTTTGGAGACCTGAAGAGGTATCTCTTCAAAAGGATAGAGGAGAATATCAAAATCTTAGACCAGAACAAAAACACATTTTTACTTCTAATTTAAAATATCAAATCATGCTTGATAGTGTTCAGGGTCGTGGTCCTGGAATGGCATTTATTCCATATTGTTCCCTACCTGAATTGGAAGCGTGTATGAAAGTCTGGGAATTTATGGAAATGATTCATTCCCGTTCATATACTTATATTATTAAGAATGTTTACTCAGATGCATCTGATGTTTTTGATACTATTCTAAATGATGAAAAAATTATGGAACGTGCTGCAAGTGTAACTGAAGCATACAACAGTTTTATTAATGAAGCGCATATGTATGATTCGTCTCAAATTTGGAGATATGCACAAGAACAAGTTCCAAACGCAATGGATACCAGATATGAACTCAAACGAAAACTTTTCAGAGCAATTGCAAATGTTAATATTCTTGAAGGTATACGCTTTTACGTTAGTTTTGCTTGCAGTTTTGCATTTGGCGAACTCAAAGTTATGGAAGGAAGTGCAAAGATAATTTCTTTAATTGCTCGTGATGAAAATCAACACTTAGTTATTACTCAAAACATTTTAAATAAGTGGAAAGAAGGTGATGACCCAGATATGAAAAAAATCTGGAATGAAGAAGAATCTTGGATTACTCAAACTTTCGATAATGCAGTAACTCAAGAAAAACTTTGGGCAGAATATCTATTTAAAGATGGTTCTATAATTGGTTTGAATGATAAACTTCTTCAACAATATGTTGAGTGGATTGCAAATCGTAGAATGAAGGCAATTGGTCTAAAACCACTTTATGATATTCCTGCAAAGAATAACCCTCTTCCCTGGACTTCACATTGGTTGAATTCAAAAGAACTTCAAGAAGCTCCTATGGAAACTGAAAAAGAGTCTTATATGATTGGTGGAATCAAACAAGACATGAAAAATGACGCATTCGCAGGATTCCAACTTTGATGAATTGAGTATTGAAAAAATTTTTGAAATATACGTAGATGCATCAAATTATGATGAGAATGTCTTTGGTGATTATGAAATTGAATGGATAAATATTAATAAAAAGGGGTCTTAAGACCTCTTTTTTTATAAATAAATTTATAAAAGAACTAACAGAAGACATGTCAAGAATTACAGGTAATGAAGTTCAGGGGTTGATGGAAGCATATAACGAAGTTTATGCTTCTCAAGAACTTACTGAAGAACAAGTCTGGGAAGAAGTTGAAAACTGGGTAAACTCACTTGTAGAAGAAGGTTATGACCTGAGTGAGTATACTTGGGAAGATATGTATGAGGCTTATATTGAGGAACAGGGACGTGGAAGAGTAACAGGATCTAATCCAAACGTTTTTAGACCAACTCCATCTGGTTCTAGAAGAGGTGCAGCACCTGTTCCTTCCAGTTCTTCTACAGGTTCGGTTACTTCGAGACCAGGAACAAGAACTGGATCAAATCCAAATGTTTTTAGACCAACTCCATCTGGTTCTAGAAGAGGTGCTGCTCCATCACCATCAAGACCTGCACCTACACCTACTGCCAAACCACCTATGCCAGGTCTTCCACCAAGCGCAAGACAAGTAACTCAATATCCTGCTGGAGTTTCTACAGGTGTTAGTGGTGGAAATGCAGGCGCTTCTCCTGCACCAGCACCTAAGCCTGCTGCAAGACCTGCACCTGCAAGACCTGCTGCCCCCCCTGCCGCCGCTTCACCAGCATCCGCTAAACCCAAACCATCTACTCCTTCAGCACCCCCACCACCTACTTCTGGACCTTCAGCACCTCCCCCACCAACTGCTAAGAGACCATCTCTTGCATCTCAAACAGCAGAACTTCGCCAAATGAGGGCAGCGTCTCAACAACGTCAAGCAGAAATGCTTAAACAATCCTTTGATTTATATGACATCATTAAAGGTCATCTTATTGATGAAGGATATGCTGATACTGAAGAAGCAGCAGAAGCAATTATGGTAAGTATGAGTGAAGATTGGAGAGAAAGTATTTTGGAGCAGGTAACCGGAACAGGAGAAGGTAGACCTATGGAAGGTGATACACCTGGTAATGTTGGTCCAACAACTCCACCTAAAGTTCATGGTGGTAAAGGTTCTGGTACAAAAGGAAAGCATCCAATGCCACCTCCAGTAACCCCACCACCTTCTGTTAAGTAAAAAATATTTTTTATATATTTTAACCTCCTTTGGGAGGTTTTTTTATAAATACATAAAAAACTATTGATTAATGAAAACTTACGAAGAATTTATTCAAGAAGCATATAAAAAATCTTATGGTGATATTGAAGAAGGACTGGGTGCTGCAGCAAGATGGGCAGGTAGAGGTCTAAGAGGAGTTCCTGGACTGCAAACTGCTCTTGGATTGGGAGTTGCTGGATATAGATTATCAAAAGGTGATAAAACTGGTGCTGCTCTTGCCGCAGGTTCTGCCATTCCTGGACCTGTTGGTTGGGGATTTTTAGGTGCAGATATTGCAAGAGAAGTTGGTAATTCTCAAAAATCACAAAAACAAAAACCAATACTACCAAAACCAAAACCACCAACTCCAAGTGCCACAACACCAAAACCACCAAAACCGGTTTTATCAAAATTGGGTGGAGTTGAAGGAACTGGAGTTGGAAAATCTTTTGTTCCAACTAAAGGTGGTTGGAACTCAAGTGAAAGGGAAAGATATGAAAAATATAAAACAAAAGTTTGATTTATAATAAATACATATAAAATATAAAATAAAAAATGTCTACACAACTCACTGAAGAACAAATCTGGGAAGAAGTTGAAAACTGGGTAAACTCACTTGTAGAAGAAGGTTATGACTTAAGTGATTATACTTGGGAAGATATGTATGAGAATTATTTAATTGAATTAAAAGGTGCTTTAGCTGCAAAGTTAGGAGGATTTCTTTCTCGTGCTGCAGCACGTGCTGGTGGTAAAGTTTGGCAGGGTGCAAAACCAGTTTTAAGAAATTTGGCAACTAAAGCTGGAAAGTTTGGTACGATGGCAGGAGTAGCTGGGTTAGCAGATCAAGGAATAACAGGTGGTGCTGGAAGAGAAGTTGTAGCAAAAGGTTTAGAGCAAACCAGAAAACTTGGACCGGCACTTAGAGGAGAAAAACCTGCTACGGCTAAACCAACACCAACACCATCAGGAGGAAAAGGGCAGATAATATCTGCTGCTGGTGGTAAAGGTGGAAAAGTTACAGTTGGTAGAGAATATGAAGCAACTTTAGGTGGTAGAAAGGGAACAGTGAAATATGACTCTTCTGGTAAGAAAACATTCACCAGCACACTTTCTTCTTCTTATGAGTATGGTGATGCCTTTGACCTTGTGCTTGAGTATCTCCTCTCACAGGGACATGTAGACACCTTAGACGAAGCACTTTATGTGATGATGGAAATGGATTCTAATACCATTTATGATATTTGTGAACAATCTTTTACTATCAATCCTAGTAGTCATAATCAAGCACAAAAATTTGAAGTGAGACAACGTAAAATTAAAGCTCTTAAAACAGGTGCAACCACTCCAGGGGAAGAGGCAGCAGCATCTTCTAAAATTGTAGGACCACAATTACCAGGAGTATAATTATAATACTGATTGTTTGAATATTATAACACATCTAAAAGGTCTTGACAAGACCTTTTTTTATTGATAAAATACCTTTGTTAGGGTTGAAGGATAAGGGCTAGCTAATAATACTTAAAGATACTTAGAAGCCCTTAAGAACCAAATTGTAAATATTACTTACTTCACTATCAAAGAATTTACCTTCTATATTAGTATTATAATAAGATTCATTCATTAAAACATTACGATTAAATTGTTCATAAGTTTCATAATAAGACATTGATTTCTTATGAGGACATAAGTAAAGAATTTCTCTTAGAAATTTATCTTTTCCAATAGTTTTTACATCTTCTTTAAGTTCATCACAAGAACCAAAGTAAGATTTCCAATCACTTTCTTTCTTTTCTCTTCTACCAGTTTTTTTATTCTTTCTACGAGTCCAGAAGTGTTTTTTACCAATATATTTTTTTTGATTTTCTAAATTAGTAATACAATAAACAAATCCCTCCATATTTTTTGGTGCTTCTTCAAAGAGTTGATTATTATATTTCCAAGTCATTTATATAAGATTTTATTTTAAGTATTTAGAACCTTGTCATAGACTTTCATTTATGATACTATGGATATGAACTTTTAAAAGTATTATGAAACTTGTTGACGTTTTATCTTCATCTCACGATTGGGCAATTAAAAGAATAGATAAATTGGATAAAGAAAATCGTAAAGGTGATGCATATGCAATTGAACTTGAGTTTTATGAATGGTTAGATGTAAATATTAATAGTCATGATGTAGTTTCTATGGAATATATTGCTGATAACTAAATAATATATGATTAAAATTATTGTTATATATTAAAAATGGAAATAGATCTTCATAATTTTTTCAAATATTTTGATGAAAAAAATCCAAAACATGTTGCTGCTGTAGAACAACTTGAAGTTGATTTAGGAAATAAATTACCAGAACTTTTAGAACCTAATTCTAATTGGGTTAGAATTTATAGATCAAAAATAGAACCGTCAATTCCAAAAATACTTAATGTTCCTTGGTATCCACAAACTGATAACTATATATTGCCAGATTCTACTTGCAATTCTTCTGCTTGTGCAATGTGTCTTGAGTTTCTTAAACCTAAATCACTTCCATCTGGACCAAGGGGTGATGATGCTTATTTAAGAAAAGTTCTTCAAAGAGGAAATTCAACAGATCATGCAGTTCAAACAACCGTGTTACGAAGTTATGGACTCAATTCTGTATTTCGTTATGATTTAGTTTTTGATGATTTGGATAAACAACTTTCAAAAGGAAAACCAATAGTAATTGGAATTGTTCACAGGGGACCAGAAAGTGCTCCTGTTGGTTCTGGTCATATGATTGTTGTGATTGGAAAAACTTCTAACGGTGATTATGTATGTAGAGACCCATATGGTTCAATTTACGATGGATATACTGGACCTTCAAGTAATGGAAAACAGGTAATATATAAAAGAAAAATGTTGGAAAAAAGATTTACCGTAAAGCATCCTAAAGATGGATGGGGTCGTATATTTTTATAAATATCTAAAAAGTCTTTTTTATAAAAATGACTATTAAATTAACCGATGCTGCAAAGTTTTATGAAGAAACTTTAGAACAAAAAGTAGCATGGGAATGGTTACAGAATAATATTTCTGATGAAATTTTAAAAGAATTTGGAATCAAGTATCGTAAAAAATCTGAATTATCTAAAGTAGTTAAATTTACTGATGCCGCAAAGTTTTATTTAGAATTTGCCCATCAAAGAGAAGCATGGGAATGGTTACAAAATAATATTTCTGATGAAATTTTAAAAGAATTTGGAATCAAGTATCGTAAAAAACCTGAAGTAACTCAATTAATTACTAAAAAACAACTTTCTTATATTTGGTCAAGAAGAGAATCTGATATTAGTGATGCCATAATTAATGACTTAAACCGTTGCTTGAATACTTTTAAAATTAATACTAAATCAAGAATGAGGCATTTCATTTCTCAGATTTCTCATGAATCTGGTGGAGGAAAATGGATGAAAGAAATTGCTTCAGGACGTGCTTATGAATGGAGAAGAGATTTGGGCAATAATCGTTCAGGAGATGGACCAAGATACAAAGGTGCAGGTTTTATTCAGTTAACTGGAAGAGCAAATTACACAGCATTTTCCCGATATATGAAGGATGAAAGAATTATGGAAGGAGTTGATTATGTTTCTTCAAAATATCCAGCAACAAGTGCTGGTTTTTGGTGGCATAATAATCATATGAATGCATTATGTGATAGAAATCCTTCAGTTGAACAAGTTACCAGAAGAGTTAATGGTGGATATAATGGACTTGCTGATAGAAAACATTATTATGCTAAATGCTGTAATATCATATAATTTTTTTTCTTCCTTTTCTTGATGGTCTACGGATAAATCTAAAAGTTTCAACTGGTTGAAGTTTTATTTTAGAATTTCTTTTTTCACAAATCCAACCATCATTTGTAAATATTCTCAAAAGTAAAATACCGATGAGAATTAGTTTTTTCATGGTTATATATAAGGTTTTGCGATACTTTCTATTAACATTTTTTGATTTATTGAAATAGAATTTCCTTTGATATATAAAGTTCCAAGCATTCTTCCATATTTATCTTCTTTGGTTGTTTCAATAATAAATTCTTTATCAACTGAGAGTTCTTTTTCCAACCACTCTTTTGCCTCAAAACCTTTTTTCTTTTCTATTTCATTTAAGGTTCTTATCTCTGGCGCATCAATTCCTTTAAGACGAATTCTTTGAGTTATTGTTATGCTAAATCCTAAATCAATTTCAAGGTCAAGGGTATCCCCATCAATGATTTTCTTTATCTTCTTTACTTTGTATTGATACATTTTCTCTATTATCTAATGTTAATGTGTAGTAAATAATCCAAGCGACTGCAATTAGTCCAATTCCAAGTAAAATATTTACAGACCAAACTACATCAGTCATTATCTTTTTCCTCCGGATTTTTTTTCAAGTTTGCTTTTAGTGCTATAATTGTAGCAAGTAAAGACATTAAAGTTTGAATGGATTCTGAAGTATTATCATCACATTTACTAGGTGGTTTTGCTCCGCTTTGATTAAATGCCTTTACTAGATATAAGTAATGTAAACTAGTCATTACTTTAAAATTACAAATTACATAATTTGTAAATGTCATTCCAACAATTGATGCTGCTACAAATGCAACTAACAAAGGAACAATATTGTCTAATGTTGGAAATTTAAATTTCATTTTTTTCTTGATTATGTATCCAAGTTTTAAGTTCTGAAACGTATGTTCTTAGTTCTTGTGCTTTTTCAATGTGCCAAATATCACCACTTTTGAAATATTCTTGAGTGTGATTGTCGATTGCTTTTAGAATGTTATGTATTGGAGCGTTCCAAGGTTCCCGAATTGGAGTATTCCATTCGCGTGGCATTTTTGATTACCTTTTCTTGCCGCCATTTTTTGCTTTTCTTGCAGTCGCATTACCTTGATTTTGTTTGGGTCTTTTTCCGCCAGCAGAACCTTTTTTCCCTTTGTTTGGCGATTTTGCCATTAGAGGCACTTAGATATTACATACTATTTAGTGATTGACAATAAAAAAAATGTGTGTTAAAGTTGTCAGTCAACATGTAATTTATAAATATTAGGTTATTATGAATTATGTGAATCGAGAGCTGGGGGTATCACTCTTTAGAAGGAGGTGTGTCATGATACCAAAGCCCAGATGTAGAGTTCAATTTAATTAAATGTTAAAAACCTTTTCAATTTTAGCCGTTTCTATTTTAGGAACTGCTACAGCATCAGCGGCAACAATGCCATCTACGAATATTCAAAGAACTGAAACTCCTCCAATCAAAGTTGCAATTAATTCTGAATCCCAGACTACTTCATTAAACGAGGGATTTTCAATTATGAATAATCAAGAGACAATGCCTCAAAAGGTTGTACCAGATAAACCTATTGAAAACAGGCTAACTTGTAAAGGATGCAATGATAATGAAAATACTACTCTTGCATTTTTGCAAGATAATGGAGTTACAGATAGAAATGCCCTAGCCACAATTATGGGGAATATACGTCAGGAATCTTCTTTCTTTTCTAATATATGTGAAGGTGGAGCAAGAGTTTCCTATAATAGATGTAGAAGAGGTGGTTACGGTGCAATTCAATGGACTGATTCCAAAAGATATTATGGTCTCGGAAAATTTGCTCTTAAAGTTGGTGGAGACCCATCTTCTCTTGGAACACAACTTGAATATCTTATATATGAAGATGATTGGAAAATGATTGAACCTTATATGAAACGTCCTGGAGGTTCGATTAATTATTATATGAGACTTGCTCGTAAGTGGATACGTTGGGGACACCACGGAGCAAGAACTCATTATGCTTATGATTATTCAAAAAGATTAATTCTTACAGAATCTAAATCATAAACTTCCACTTTTCCAAAACATTAAAGATGTTGTTCTTAATAGAAGAAGTAAAACTTCTGGAAACAGACTTTTACTTAACTTACAACAGAATAAAATCTAAATTTAATTATTATCATGGATATAAAAACAATTGCTCCAATGTAGTTAAAAAATTTTTGACAGAGTTTGGAGTAGATGTTAAAAAATTAACTCCATATGCTGATACTATTCGTAATTTAGGAACTCCTAAATCGAGAATAGATGAACTTCAATTTGGTGATATTGTTGCTATGGGTAGACCAGGTAATACTCGTCATGTTGGAGTTTATATGGGTTCAAACAATGTTTTACACCAATCAGCATCTAGAGGATATAAAGTTGGTATTTACAGAGATCTTCGTGCTTTTACTAATTATTATTCTGGATTTTATTATGTAAGACCAATGTATCCAGTTCAATATTTATTGCGTCAGCAACATTTCACTGCTCCTGACATTGGATAATAAATAAGAATAGGAGAATAATATTACTCTCCTATTTTTTTCTTTTTGGAAAATAAAAATGAAACAAGAATTTGCATTTTTATTTCGTCTTAGTCCAAAAAGATCTATAATTGGTATTTTGATTGCTTCTTTACTTGCATTTTTAACACTAAAATGTGGTGTTAGCAAAGAAGATATTCTTAAAATTTATAATGAGATAAGAAAAAATATTATATTTGATTTACCTGACAAAGATAATATTGTTAATATTATTGATGACCAATTAAATGAGCAAATTAATAATGACCCAGAACTTTTAGGTCATAAAATTAATACAGAAATAAATGATGCCATTTATTCTTATGAAAAATGGAAAAAAGAAAATTATGTTCCAAATATGAAAAACAAAAATATTTTAGAAGAAATCAATAAACCAAAATATAATGAATTGCAAAGAAAAATTATAAAAGATGCAATTTATTATGAGTTTGCTGATGGAACTATGGGAATTCGTGGGTCTTGGGTTCCACCAGATCCAAGAGAAATACCTTTAGAATAATAGGTATATATAAATTAAACTTTACTATTTTAGTGTAAATTATTATGGACAACAACAATCATCAAGAACATCTTAAAGAACTTTTTTCTCAAAGAGAGAATATTCAAACTGAATTAAATAATATGCAAAATGAAATGACATCAAAAAGAGATATGCTTTTGAAAATTCAAGGAGCAATTGAATACTTAACTCAAACTGGTGTTACACTTGAAAAAGTGGAACAAGAAAATTTACAAGAGGAAGAAGTGGAGGTATAATAGTCTTATGGGTGTTGGAGGTCCAAACTTCAAGTAATTCCCAACCCTCCCACGCCTCTCATAGAAGCACAAACCGGGAGGTTTCTTTTTGCCTCAGTAACTCAGTGGAACAGAGTAACGCTCTTCTAAAGCGTGAGTCGTTGGTTCGAATCCAACCTGAGGCGCTTGGAGTTTATCTCCATATATAAAACTGATAGAGGGTAAGTCACTGTTATATCCTTATGAGATATATCACACTTACTCCATCAAATGTAGGAAGTGCAACACCTCTCGCTGGTTTAGACTGGATGATGTGAAAGGTGATTCTGTCCGCACATAGAAATCCCTCCTACCACTATTCCCGTTTAGCACAGTTGGTAGTTGCGTTGGACTGTTAATCCGAATGTCGCTGGTTCGAGCCCAGCAACGGGAGCCTGCCCCCATAGTTTTAGTAGTTAAAATAATCGCCTTGTAAGCGATAGTCGCGGGTGCAAATCCTCGCTGGGGGCTTGACATAATATTGATTATGTCTTATACTTCCCTTGTGTGAAGGAAGTCGCCGGGGGAGCAATCTCCCACATCTGCGGATATGGTGTAGTGGTAACACAAGAGTTTTCCAAACTTTTATCCTCGGTTCAAATCCGTGTATCCGCTTACCCGAACATTTATAAAAATGTAAAGGTACTAAATAAACATCGTAGTTGTAATTCTTAACAAACTATATGAACTTAATTAAAAAACTAATGCTACTTCCTGTTGCTTTAGGTCTTGTTGCTCCTGCTGCGAATGCGGCTAATCTGAATATGGATGGAGTCAATAAGTACAGTACTAGCGAACAGGTAACTAGTATCTCTCAATTCTCTGATGTAAAACCTACTGATTGGGCATATCAGGCACTTAGCAATCTTGTTGAGCGTTATGGGTGTGTTGCTGGTTATCCAAACGGCACATATGCCGGTGGTAAATCAATGACTCGTTTCGAGGCAGCAGCACTTCTGAATGCTTGTCTTGATCGCGTTACAGAAACTACAGATGAACTGCAGCGTCTGATGAAAGAATTTCAAGAAGAGCTTGTTGTTCTTCGTGGACGTGTAGATGGACTGGAGAAGAAAGTTGGAACACTTGAAGCAACTCAGTTTTCTACTACAACCAAACTCCGGGGTGAAGCATCCTTTGTTATTGGTGGAGTTCCTAATTTAACAACAAATGCTGGTGGAAACGTAGGCAACACCGCATTTAATTACGATCTTCGTCTGAACTTTGATACTTCATTTACTGGAAAGGACCTTCTTCGTACTCGTCTTCGTTCTGGCAATTTTAGTAGGGATCCTTTCGGGTCAAGTGGTTCTCTATTCAAACTGGATAAAGCAGAAACACTTGCAAATCAAGTTGTTCTTGATCGCCTTTACTACCAGTTTCCAGTTGGTAATAGCGTGACTCTTACCGCTGGTCCTTTGGTTCGTAATACCGAAATGATCTGGATTCCTTCTGCTTATAAGTCAAATATTCTTGACTTCTTCCAACTTGCCGGTGCATCTGGTGTTTATAATAAAGCAACTGGTGCTGGATTTGGAGTTCAGTGGAAACAACCTAGCAAGCCTGGACAAGGTAGCATGGTTGCAAATCTAAACTACGTTGCTGTAAATGGCGACAGTTCAACTACAGGAGTTTTTGATTCTGCTGGTGGACTAAATCTACTCGCTCAACTTGGATATAGGGCACCTCAATGGGGTGTTGCTGTTGCATATCGTTATGGAACTGAAGGAACTCGTATGCGTAACTTCAATGCTCTTAATGGTGGTTCTGCACTTCTTGCTGCAGGACAACAAAGTAATAGCGTTGCTTTGAATGCCTATTGGCAACCTCAGAATTCAGGTATTGTTCCATCAATTTCTGCAGGTTATGGATATAATGGTGTGAGTGGTGCTGGACCTACTACTGGTGCTACCAGTTCCAATTCTTGGTTCGTTGGTCTTCAGTGGGCTGATGTATTTGCCAAGGGTAATGGTGCTGGTATTGCTGTTGGTCAACCAGGAAATTCTGATTATATTAGTGCTGATGCTACTATGCTTGAAGTTTTCTACAAGTATCGAGTATCTGACAATATCTCAATCACTCCTGCTGTATTTTACGTTGCTAACAACCAGAGATTCCAAAATCAATCTTCTTGGGGTGGCGTAATTCAGACAACCTTTAAGTTCTGATAACTTACTCATAACTTGAGTGAAAGCACCCATTCTTTGGGTGCTTTTTTTATATTATGAATTCCTTAACCTTTTCTTAGTGGTAATGGATTTGATGATGTGATACAATAGCATTGTAATTCATTAAAATATTACGAAAAAACTTTATGAAACTGAAACAAATTTTTGTTGGAATGGGTGG